ATGTATAAGTTTGACAAACTCAGAGGACGTATGAGTGAGCGGCATGTCACACAGGCGGATATAGCAAAGCTGCTTGGCATTAAAGAATGCACTGTGAGCCAAAAGCTCAATAACCATCGGAAAATCAAGCTTAACGAAGCAAAAAAAATTGCAGAGTATCTTGATATACCCGATAGCGAATTTGTTTCTTTTTTTTACTATTGAAGTTGCGTTACGCAACTGGAAAGGAAAATGAACACATGACAGAATTTCAGCTCACAAACTATGACGGCGTGTTCTACGCCGACAGCAGAGAGGTTGCGGAGAAGATTGAAAGACCGCACAAAGAACTGCTTCGTTCAATCCGCACCTACTGCGAATATCTTACTGAGAGCAAAATTGCGCTCAGTGACTTCTTTGTCCCCGCCGAGTACGCGGACAGCACAGGAAGAAAGCTCCCCTGCTACCTCATCACCAAAAAGGGCTGCGACATGATAGCGAACAAGCTCACCGGAAAGAAAGGCGTGCTGTTTACTGCGGCGTATGTTTCGGCGTTTGAGAAGATGAAGGAACAGCTTGAAGCTCAGACAACTTTTCAGCACTATCCCGCAAAATCCACATCAGCGGGAGAGGTTTCAAGCCTTATCAAGAACGTTCGTATAGTTATGGAGCGGCAAAACAGCCACCCTCGCAAGGTTGCAAAACAGACCGAGCTTCTGCTCACGCACTTCGGAATTCCCGTGATAGAGAATTTCGTGGAAACCTCTCCGTGGGAGCAGATGGAACTTGCAGAGATTTAAAGAGGAATACCTAAGACCAACGAAAGGAAAGAAACATTATGAAAATCACAGCAAAAATCAAGTTAAAGGAAATCCCCACAGAAAAGCTCGTAGCGGAGCTCTCCCGCAGGGATAACGTTCAGATGTTCGCGTGCGACCTGTACTGCAATAACTACCGCGTAACGATAGAGGATTGCACAGGAGAAGACCGCGAACGGGTGGCAACTCCCGGCAACTGCGATGTGCTCATCATCAAGCGCCAGCGTCAGTAATTGCCGTTAGGCACCGGGTCGTCTGAGAATTCGCGCGAGATAAATTCTATATATTCGGTATAGAGTTCATCAAACACCTTTTTATTCTCAGCGTCAAGACGGGTTCCGAGGTAACGAGCGATTATGTACTTTTCACACGCTTCGGGGAATTTGCCGTCAGCAAGTATATCACCTGCGAATTGACCTTTTTTCCCCTTGTGTACCCGGTAATCAGTAACTTTCAGCCAACTTTTAAAATCCAACATATTTTCACCTCCTTTCAATGCCATTATAGCACAAGGCGGTGAAAAATTCAAGGAGGAAATCTACTACATAATCAAGGGAGCGGCGCTGGTCGCTCACAGCAGATAAGGAGGTAAAAAACAATGCGGACAAAGCCGCGAAAGCCCTGCACATGGGACAAGGTTCCGGTGACTTTCAATGCTGACTATGCGGCACTACTCTTTGATGTCAGCCGCCGGACTATCCTCTACTGGTGCAAGATGGGCGATATCCCGGCGAAGAAAACCGGCAAGCGCTGGATATTCGATAAGACAGCCATCATGGAATGGGTGGCAGGGGAGGAGACAACATGACCAAGCAGGAAAGAATCGACCTGATATCCGAGATAGCAGCTGACATCGCAGAGATCAATGGGAAGGAGGAAGAGGCATGACGATCGCAGATCTTAACAAGAAGTTCACGAAGCTGAACGAAGAATTCATCAAAATAAAGGATTCCGGCAACGCTGCCGAAGTGCTCCGCTGGATCACCAGCACGCAGGAGTTCCTCCGGGGGCTTCTCGAAGAAACCGAGACGATGAAGCACCTGACCGCGCGTGAGCGCAAGCTGATCTCAGGTGCCGGACAGGCGAACACGCTCAAGCAGCACGATGTAAGGCTCCTGCTTCAGGAGCGTATCAGAAAGGAGAATGCCAAAATGATCAACGAGAAAGGCGAATACGTTCCAGATTCCTTTGTCGAGGACAAAGCCCGTGCGCTCGGAAATCTCGCCAGTGCGCTGAACAACACTCGTCAGGGCGAACACATACGGGGCATAAAGCTGAGCGACGGCGAAACCAAGGCATTCGTTTACAACGGCCGCGGCGAACTGCTGAAGACGGTAAACATCGAATGCGACGGAGCCTTGCAGGCGATAATCGATGTCTGCAAGGCACTGATGTGAGGCGCGTGCATGAAGAAGTACATGCCCTACATCATCGCGGCAGTAATTGGCTTCCACCTGCGCTGGACAGCCGCGCACCTTGCAGGAGCAGATTACAGCATGAACGGCGCGGACATCATCGTAGCTCTGCTGTGCGTAGCGATGGTGTGGTCGTTCAGAGGACTGCTCCCACAGAAGAAAAAGAAAAACCGCTCCTGAACGGCAATTCGGGAAGCGGCAAAAACAAATATTCACGGTGGTATTATACCACAGAAAGCGAGAAAAGTCAATATGACAGCAGCAGAAAAGATAAGATCAGAGCTCAGCGGCGCTAAGCTTTCCGCCAAGGGGGAGGCAGTTGCTCCGTCCGTTGCGGAGGCCCTCGCGACATTCTGCGACCAGAATGCGGAGTTCGCGCAGGCAGTCGAGCAGAGCGCCAAAACCGCCGCCGAATGCGTGGAGAGCACAGTCAAGGGCTGCGGCGGCTCCATCTCGGACATTGAGGTGTACCGGAAAGCGGCGCAGTTCTACTTCGAGGGAGCAACGGTGCATTTCAACATGACCATAGACCTCGGGGACGAGGGATTCTCGAATGCTCCGGAGCATTCAGAGCAGGTTCCCGAAACAACGGCGACGGGCGGGCTTTCGCTCTCGCTGGACGACCTCCTGCTGTGAGGTGCGCCATGAAAACAGAACGAAAGCAGGGGCTCTTGAACGGGTTCCCTCCTGTTCCCGCAGAGGCAATGGAGCAGATGACAAGTATCAAACAGTACGTTGCGCAGAACTTCGTAGTATTCCTCACGAACGGGGACGAACTGTTCGCAAGGTGCTATCACAAGTATTACAGCGGCGAGCTTGTCGAGCGCCAGCGCTACGTTTTCGCAAAGGACGGCTGCTGCCGGTACGGCGTGGACAATCACGGAAACTGGGCAGTCCGGACAGAGTTCCGCGAACCTGTGTTCTGTGCGTGCTACGGCTACAACTTTGACAACAGCTACACCGTGCTGAACAAAAAAGCAATAAAACGTTCTTGCATGAAGTATTCCTGCGCAGAAATGTACCGCGGCACGCTTTTTATGGAATACCTTGCGCTCTACATAAAGCACCCGAACATTGAGTATCTTATGAAATCGGGCTACAAAAGCGCCATTGAGGAGCGCGTTGAAGGCAACTATTACTGGAGCGTGCGGAAGAAAATAGCCGTTGACGCGAACGTCAACCTGAAATCAAACAACCTGCTGAAAATGCTCGGGCTGAACCGCACGGAATTCAAGACGCTGAAAGGCTCGGAGAACCGCTACTATGAATATGTAAGATGGCGCCGGGAATATCCTGATTTAAAGCCGGCGGAACTGCTCTCTCTCGCAAAGGTGTTTCATTGTGAATTCAGCACGGCGCGCAAGCTTACAGAGCTCACCGGCAGAAAGCCGCCCCGCATTGCCGCGTACATTTCGGAGCAGGATATCAGCCTGCGGGACTACGAAGATTACCTCCGGCAGTGCCGGGAGCTTCGATACGATATGAAGGACACGGCTATCTCCTTCCCGCATGATTTCCGCGCCATGCACACGAGGTGCTCCGAGATACTCTCTCAGATGCAGGAGGAGGAAAACCGCAGAAAGCGCGAAGAGAAAGCCAGGGTATTCAGCGAGAACTATCAGCTCCGCACCGAGCTGGAATTTCGCAGCGGAGAGTATCTTGTCAGACAGCCGGAAAGCATGGAGGAAATCGTAGACGAAGGCAGAAAACTGCACCACTGCGTAGCCGGATATGCCGTCAGACACGCAGAAGGAATACTCCACATTCTGTTTATCCGCAGGGTGAGCGACCCGGAAACGCCGCTCTATACAATGGAGCTCAGCACCTCCGGTAAGGTCGAGCAGGTCAGAGGGCTGCGGAACTGCGACCCGACAGCGGAAGCCAAAGCTTTCGTCGAGCAGTATAAGCAGTATATCGAGAAAATTTTCAGAAAGAAAGCGAGGAAAACCGCATGATAGTCCCAAACAACAGAATATCCCCGGCAGACCCGGACAAGCCCGTCACAGACGAGTACCTCAGGGCGCTGAACCTCAACAAGAAGATAATCGTATCGGCACAGCTTGCGCAGCAGAACCTCTACGAGATGTGCGCAGGCTTCAAGGAGATGCGCGACAGCAAGCTCTACAAGGAGCTGGGCTACTCGGATTTCGGCGAGTACTGCGAGCAGGAGACCGGATTCAAGCGTTCGCAGGTGTACAGCTACATAGCAGTTGCAGAGAAACTACCTCCGGATTTTGTCCAGTCGACTGAACAAATCGGCGTTCAGAAGCTCTATCTTCTGGCTAAGATTTCCGAGGAGGAGCGCGAGCAGATAACCTCCGGGACCGACCTCGAAAGCGCGACGGTAAAACAGCTCGAACAGCAGATAAAGCAGCTCCGCGCCGACAAGGACAAGGCAGTCGCAGAGAAATCCGCAGCCGAAGCCGACCTCGCGCTGAAGTCGGACACCATCGCGGCGCTTGAGAAAACCCGCGACACCCTCGACCAGCGCGCCACCGCTCTGGAGAAGCAGATAAAGGAGCTTGAGAACCGCCCGATCGAGGTCGTCACCGAAACGGTCGAGAAGATACCGGACAACTACATCGACGTGTCCGCCTACGAGAAGCTGGTCGCGCAGAACAACGCCGAGCGCGAGCAGGCAGAATCCGAATACCTCGCGCTGAAGCGCCAGCTCGGCGAGGTCGAGCGACAGCTTGAGGAGGAGCGCAGCAAGCCCGCTCCGGTGGTGGAAGCGGACGATACGGCGGCGTTCAACGCATATCTCAAGAGCGCCTACGACGCGCTGAACAGGCTCGTTGAGTACATCAACGGGCAGAACAACGAAACCTACTCGCAGAAGGCTGTCAAGCTCATTGACAGCGTGAAATCATCAATCGGAGGTACAGTATAATGTCACTTTTCAAACTCGGAAACAAGTACGCAGACATCATGGAGCAGCTTGAGCTTGCCTACGCGTGGGAGCCGGAGTGCGTTGCGGGCAAGCCTGTGGACGACGACGGAAACATCATCGGCGATGTGGAGGGTTTCCGCGCCTGCATGATAGCCGAAGTCCTCGGGCGGCTGGACGGAGCCGCCGCCGACTTCGAAGCAAGCGCCGGAAATATCGCGGCGATAATAAAGAACCTCGCGGCAGAAGCCGAAGACCTCCGGGAACAGGAGAAGATTTTCGCAGCCCGCCGCCGCGCTAAGGAGAAGTCAGTGGATCGACTGAAATCCTACCTCCTGCAGGAAATGCAGAACCTCGGCACGCCGAAAATCGAAACGGTGCAGGCGAAAATATCGCTCCGGAACAATCCCGAATCCGCCCAGATACCGGACGAGAACGCATTCATCGAATGGGCGCTCGCAAACGACCGCGACAGCCTGCTGATATACAAGAAGCCCGACATCAGCAGGACCGCCGTAAAGATCGCGCTGAAAGCCGGCGAGAAGCTCCCCGGCGCGGCGCTCGGGCGCACCGTTTCGGTGATCATAAAGTAATGCAGTAATTTGCAGTTTCAGCCGGAGTATTATTCCGGTGAAAGGAGAGATTTCAATGGGTTTACCAGTTTTAATTCTCGGATTTTCCGGAAGCGGAAAGTCCAACTCCATGCGGAACTTCAAACCGGACGAGCTCGCGCTTGTCAACGTCAATGGAAAGTTCCTGCCGTTCCGCGGGGGATTCGCGGAAACGCTCAACAGCGACGACTTCGAGAAAATAAAGTCGTTCATGTCGTCCGCAAAGGCTAAGGCGGTCGTGGCCGACGATAGCCAGTACCTCATGCTCAACGAGTTCATGCGTCGCAGCAAGGAAAAGGGCTACGACAAGTTCACCGAGATAGCGGAGCACTTCTGGGGCCTTATCCGTTACATAGAGCAGCTTCCGCAGGACGTTATCGTGTATTTCCTGCACCATATCGAGAGCGGCGAGGACGGCAGGCTCAAAGCGAAAACGGTCGGCAAGCTGCTCGACGAAAAGGTCAACATCGAGGGAATGTTCTCGATAGTACTCCGCACCTCCGTTTCGGAGAACGGATACCAGTTCCTGACCCAGACCGACGGCAACGACTGCTGCAAGTCCCCGGCGGGAATGTTCGCGGGGTACGCGATCCCGAACGACCTGCGCCTTGTCGATGAGAGCATACGGACGTTTTACGGGCTTGTCCCGGAGCAGCGCTGCGCGGACTGCGGCGCGGTGATAATGCCCACAGCAATGCGCGGAGTTGCGGAGCTGACCGCAGCGTCAACGGCGAAGTTCGGGCGCGTCCTCTGTGCCGCCTGCGCGACGAAGGTCCTGAAACAGGAGGCGGAAAATGCCGCTGCGACCGTATCAGAGTGACCTCGTCGAGCAGCTCCGGGCGGCGTGGCGGGAGGGCTATAAGGCTCCGTGCATAGTGCTCCCCTGCGGCGGCGGGAAATCCTGCATTCTCGCGGAGATAGCCCGGAGGACTACGTTTAACGGCAGGCGCGTGCTGTTCCTCGTCCATCGCCGGGAATTAGTCGAGCAGATAGTCCGGACGTTCGTGCGATGGGGCGTTGATATGCGCTTCTGCGACGTTATGATGGTGCAGACCGCGTGCAGGCGTAAGCTCCCGAAGCCCGGGCTTATCATGACCGACGAGAACCACCACAGCCTTGCCAGTTCCTACCGGAAGATATACGACCAGTTCCCCGACGTTCTGCGGGTCGGCGTTACAGCGACCCCTATACGCTTAAACGGCGACGGTCTGGGCGACGTCAACGACAAGCTCATCATCGGTGTTACCGCGAAATGGCTCATCGAAAACCACTGCCTTGCGCCGTACGACTACTACGCCCCGAGCATTACCGACCTGACCGGGTTGCATACGAAGATGGGCGAGTACGTCACCGCCGAAATCGAGAAAGCGATGATAAAAAAGGCGATATTCGGCGACACGATATCCTATTATCGCAGACTTGCGGACGGAAAAAAAGCCGTCTGCTACTGCGCGAGTATCCGCCACAGCAGGGCTATGGCTGACGCGTTCTGCGAAGCCGGAATTCCCGCCGCGCACATCGACGGCGAAACTCCGAAAGAGGAGCGCTCCCGCACTATTGCAGATTTCCGCGCGGGGAAAATTCGGATACTCTGCAACGTCGACCTGATTTCCGAGGGCTTCGACGTGCCGGACTGCGAATGCGCGATACTGCTCCGCCCTACGCAGAGCCTCACGCTGTATATTCAGCAGGCGATGAGGTGCATGCGCTACCGCGACGGCAAACGAGCCGTCATAATCGACCATGTGGGCAACTACGCTCGGTTCGGAATGCCCGACGACGACCGCGAATGGAGCCTGAAAAAGAAAGACCGCAAGCCGCACGAAAAGAGCGATGTAAAGGCAAAGATGTGTCCGCAGTGCTTCCGGACATATGACCCGGAGGCATACTCAGACAAGCGGCATTGCCCGTTCTGCGGCTATGAATTCCCGGTGCAGTCCCGGGAGCTGGAGGAGCAGCACGCCGCAAAGCTCGAAAAAATCGAGGGCTTCCGGCTAAACTTCGACACCGCCGAGAACTGCCACAGCTACGCGGAATTACGCGAGTTCGCAAAGCGGAAAGGCTACAAGCCGGGTTGGGCTTATTACCAGGCAAAACAAAGGGGGTATTTAGACGAACGAGCATGACATTCAGAACAGCATACGCGCCGGGGTCGCAGACATCGCGCTGATATTCCGGGCGAACGTCGGCAGCTTTACAATAATAGACGGGCGCAAGCAGGACGCTTGCGCAGTTGCCCCAGAAGCGGCGCACGGACGCGCCGCAACAGAGGGCAACAGGCGGCACTTCGACACCGGGCTTCCGAAAGGGTTCAGCGACCTTTTCGGCTTCCGGATTTCAGACGGTCGGGCGTTCTTCATCGAGGTGAAATCCCCGACCGGGAAAGTTCGTCCGGAACAGCAGAATTTCATTGAACAAATGCGCTCAAACGGCGCTCTCGCAGGAATAGCGCGGAGCGTCGAGGAAGCGAGAAAAATTATTATGGAGGATTAATACTATGGCATTCAGAACCAACACCAGCAAGGCGCAGGAGGGCGGAAACCCGCTCAAGCCCGAGGGCGATTACGAAGTTATCATCGACACCGCAGAGGTAACCAGAACGCAGTCCGGCAAGGACAAAATCAACATCGTGTACGTTATCCGCAACGACGTTCAGCAGGCGTACCAGAACGGGCTTATCTTCGATTCCATCTGGAAGAAGAAGGAGCCGAACGAGGACGACCAGAGCATAGGCGGCTTCAATTTCGGGCAGCTCATGGCGATAGCGAACGCCGCGAAGCTCCCGGACGGCAAGGAGTACGCCGGGCTTGACGACTTCCTCGCGGAACTCAAGGGCAAGCCGCTGCGCGTACATCTCTATCACGATGATTACAACGACAAGTGGTACGAAAAAATCGACAGGCACGAGCCGACAACGCTGACAGCCGTCAAGCGCAGGGCAAAGGGTAAGTCAGCTCCGGCGCAGACTGCGGCTCCTGCGACCGCTCCTGCCCAGAACGCCGCGCCCGCTTCCGACCCCTATCCGTTTTAATGCAGAAAAATGCAGTTGAAGATACGGTATATTCGTTCCGGGGAGATCATCCCCGGAATAATTATCAGGAGGTACAAATATGTACGAAAGTATACCGCAGGAACTGAAAAATCTGCCAAACTGGATTTGCTGGAAAGCAGTCCCGAAGCCGCGTCCGGACGACCCGGAGCACATCGACAAGATTCCGATAAACCCCCGCACCGGCGGCAAAGCCCAGAGCAACAACCCCGACACCTGGACGGATTTCGACACCGCTTTAAAGGCTTCGGAGCAGCACTCCGGAATAGGATTCATGTTCGGGAATTCCCCGTTCTTCGGCGTTGACGTCGATAAGGCAGAGCCGGATATCCGCGAGTTCCTCGACGGCGGGAACGGCATTGTTTCCGAATTCATTCATGCGCTGCGCAGCTACGCAGAGCTTTCGCCGTCCGGCAAGGGGATACACATTCTCTGCCGGGGCGAGCTCCCGAAGGGCGCGCGCCACCGCGGGAACGTCGAGATGTACGATTCCGGAAGATTCTTCACGGTGACGGGAAACAACATCGGAGAATACACGGCGGTCGAGGACTGCACCGAGGCAATAAAGCCTCTGCACGAGAAGTATCTCGGCGGAGCGAGATCTGAGCCTGCACAGCGCATTATCCAGACTGCCCCGCTGCCCTGCTCCGTTTCGGAGGTCCTCGAAGCCGCAAGCCGCGCGAAGAACGGCAGCCGCTTTCAGGCGCTCTACGCCGGGAATTTCTCGGAGTACTCCAGCCAGAGCGAGGCGGATATGGCGTTCTGCAACATGCTCGCGTTCTGGACGGGGCGCAACGCCGCGCTGATGGACGAGATCTTCAGGAACTCCGGCCTCATGCGCGACAAGTGGGACAGGCGGCAGTCAGGCTCGACCTACGGCGCGCTGACTATCCGGAAAGCCTGCGAGCAGTGCGAGAACGTGTATCAGCCGCCCGTGAAGTTTCGGGTTAAGATAGGCTCGAGAGCTGGCGAGAGCGGTGCCGCAGAGCCGTTGGAGCCCAAGCTCTACACGTTCGACGATATGGGCAACGCAGAGCGGTTTCTCGACTTGTTCGGCGAGGATTTCAGATACAACTACACCGACAAGACGTTTCTTTACTGGGACGGCTGCCGATGGGCTGCCGACCAGACCGGCGCAGTCGAACGCTCAGCCGATGTGTCTGTCGAAGCAATGTCGGCGGAGGCTGAATGGTACGAAAAAAACGGTGACGAGGACGCGGCGAAAGCGTTCCGCAAGCACATCAAGGCGAGCCGCTCCAACAAATCCAAGACGAATATGCTAAAGGAGGTACAGCACAACATGCCTATAATGCCGTTTCAGCTTGATAAACACAAGATGGCGTTCAACGTCCCGAACGGAACGCTGTCGCTGAAATCCGGGCAGCTTGTCCCGGCGAAGCGGGACTATTTCATCACAAAATTCAGCCCTGTGGAATTTACGGACAACGCCGATTGTCCTATGTGGCGCAGGTTCCTCGACGATATTTTCGGCGGCGACAAGGAGCTTATCAGGTACATACAGAAGGCTGTCGGGTACAGCATGACCGGCGATACGTCCGAGCAGTGCGTGTTCTTCCTGTACGGCACCGGGCGCAACGGCAAGTCGACGTTCCTGGACGTCCTGCGCGAGATATTCGGGGATTACGTGAGCAACATCCAGCCGGAGACCATCATGGTGAAGAACAGCATGGGGAACGGCATAAACTCCGATATCGCGAGATTAAAGGGTGCGCGAATGGTGACTACCGTCGAGCCGAACGAGGGCGTAAGGCTCAACGAGGGACTGATCAAGCAGCTCACCGGCGACGACGCGGTGACGGCGCGAAAGCTCTACGGAAACGAGTTCGAGTTCAAGCCGGAATTCAAGCTGTGGATGGCGACCAACCACAAGCCGATAATCCGCGGCACTGACGACGGTATCTGGCGCAGAATACATATGATACCGTTCACGGTGCAGATACCCGCCGATAAGGTGGACAGGCAGCTCAAGTCCAAGCTGGAGCGCGAGTACCCGGCTATCCTGCGGTGGGCGGTCGAGGGCTGCCTCCTCTGGCAGAGGGAGGGCTTGAAACAGCCGAGAGCCGTCCTCGACATGACCCGCGAATACCGCCGCGAGATGGACGTGATAAGCGGCTTCCTCGACGACCGCTGCGAGATGGGAGAGGGCTTCAGCGCGAAATCCTCGGAGCTGTACGCGGCTTACTCCGCATGGTGCGAATCGAATACGGAGTTCAAGATGAGCAATACGAAGTTTTCTGTGGAGATGGATAAGCGGTTCGGCAAAACCAAGCAGCGCGACGGCATGTATTTCAGCGGCGTAAGACTTTACAGATAAGGAGGAATGCGGGTTGTGCAGGGTTTGCAGGGTTTATATAACCCTTTTATATAAATTTCAGAAAATATAAAATATATAAAAGAAGTTATAGTGACCCTGCACACCCTGCACATCTCCGAAAATATGGTAAAACACAACTTCAAAAATCCGGAGGAGTTCGCGGCTCTGGAGCGCAATGCTTACGATGGTCAGCTCGATTTTAACGAGTTCCCGGCGGCGGAGTACCGCTATTTCGACCGGATACAGGACATAGGGTACCGTTCGCGGCACGAGGGGCTGACCCGCGAGCAGGCTCGAAGCGAGCGCGGCAAGGCGCTCAAGGACTACCGCGACGACATCGACGCGCTGACCGGGAACCTCAACGCGGCGCGGCAGTACACGGAAAGCCGGGTGCGCATGGGCGCTCTGGTGGACGAAATTTACAAGGAGCATTCGCCGCTGGGAAAGCTCCGGCTCGCGCTGGAGTTCGTGGAGCTTACGCTGCACGAGGAGGGCTTTGCGCGGCGGAATTTATTGGAAACGTATCTGGAGGTGGAGAAAAATGCGTGAGATACTTTTCCGCGGGAAGCGGATTGACAACGGCGAGTGGGTCAAGGGCTTCTACGTTTGCGTACTTGATACACACTATATCATGACAGGAAAATTTGACAGCCTTACGAATGGTATAATCAACAGTGAAGCGTACAAAGTTGACCCCTCGACCGTCGGTCAGTTCACCGGGCTTTGCGACAAGAACGGCGTGAGGATATTCGAGGGGGATATCATTGAGTATACTGACGGGTGTAACGACTGGCTCGGTGCTGTGAAATACGACGGCGACGACGCGCAGTTTGTTGTGCACTTTATCGGCGGGGATGTAGAAAGTTTCGATAACCTATACAGCGGCGACTGCGAAGTCCTCGGCGACATTTACGACAGCCCGGAACTGCTGGAGGTGAGCGGAAGTGATTAGTGCATTCATAGGCGCATACATCGAAGCCGCTGAGACTATAATACGCCAAGAGGTTCGCGGCTAAGAAAAGCCGGAACAGGAAGCAGAAGCGTAAAGGAAAGAAAAAGAGGTGATAGAATGAAGTTTTCAGACTTAACCGAATGCCCGTTTTGCGGCTGCGAGGAATACTACACCAAAGAATACGTCTATGGTGTGTTACGTTATAACGCGTGTTTCGACGGTGCGGAAGCGGATAACGACACTCTGTACGAGGGGCTGAATTACAAGAGCAGAGCTTGCCCCGGTAAAGCCTATTGCAGACGGTGCGACAAATATCTTGGCAGCGTTATGGATGACACTGTGTCTGCAACTGTTCGCAAAGCTTTGAAACGCAATGGAGGTGAGCGGGAATGACTAATCGTGAGCATCTCGCAGTTGCACTCGGATTTTCTGAGTACGAGGACAAAGATGTAGCGGATATCATTTCGGACAGTCTTATGGAGATTACGGACGAAGATGATTGTTCGGTGGCAGTGATATGCGGCAGGGATAAGGAGCTGCTGACGGAATGGCTCGGAAAGGAGTGCGAGGAATGACTAACGAAAAATTGAAAGAAATTAAAGAGCGCCTGCTCGCAGAGAACGACAAACGGCGCCGTTTGGAACAGGAACAAGCCAATGCTTGTGCGAATTATTATGAGCGAGGCGTAAATGACGCGCTTGCAGCGGTATCGTTTGTGCGTCCCGAACAGCAGGCTCAACCAGCTTCAGAAGCGCGCACGAACCTTGACCGCATACGCGCCATGAGTGCGGAGGAGATTGCGGAATGGGTGGATTTGAATTTAGAATGCTGTTCTTGTCCGATAAGCAGCCAGGTGTATAGCTGTGAAACAACGAATTGCGTGGCAACGTTTATAAAATGGCTCAACAGCCCTGTAAAGGAGGACACGGAATGAGTGAATACATAGACCGCGAAAGCATAAGAAGGGTGTTAATGGACGTATGCTCCGACGAAAATTGCCCAATGTTTATAGCCGCAACGGTGGACCAGATGATTGACTACGAACCCGCCGCCGATGTCGCGCCGGTGGTGCACGGCGAGTGGATAACCATTGATGACATTTCAAGATGTTCGGAATGTGGGTACATTCCCGCTTACGACAGCGCCATTGATGACCTGTTTTATTCGCCGTTCTGTCCGTCCTGCGGCGCTAAGATGGACGGAGGTGATAACATCATGAATACAAACCCTGAATGCTTTACGCCGGAGGGAAAAAATCCATACCCGCTGTGTACTGGTAAGGATATGCCGGAATGCGAAAACTGTCAGCTTCGCGCTGGCTGGAACGGAGGTGACACAGATGAATGAAAACAAACTTAATCCCTGCCCGTTCTGCGGGGGCGAGGTGATTATTATGCGCTTGGAGTGTCTGGAAAACGGCTTCGTGAGCTATTATGTTTCACACAGCGATATATTTAATTGCGCATACGAAATCAGGCAACATAGCGCAAGCGAAACTATGCAGGAAGCCGCTAACAAATGGAACAGGAGGGCTGATACCAATGACCCGTGAAGAACTTGAACAGATATACTACCTTCACCGGGAACTGCGTATGTGGGAGCAGGAGCTTGAACGGCTCCGCTGCCGCTCGCTGGTGAGGTCGCCGCAGCCGAGCGCCGGAAGCAGTTCCGGAACGTCCGACAAGGTCGGGGAGCTTGCCGAAAGGCGCGTAGACCTTGAGCGACGCATAGAGCTCAAGCGCGAGGAGATTCAGCAGCGCCGCGACGAAGCTGTTGCGTTCATCTACGATATTCCCGACAGCCTGACCCGGCAGATAGTCTATTACCGTTGCGTGAGCCTGTTCGGCTGGACGCGCGTCGCCTATGAGGTCGGCGGGAATAATTCGCCGGACGGGGTGCGCATGATTTACAACCGGTTCATGAATAAGCTGTAAGTTGTTCGTTTTGTTCGGTTCACCTGTGCTATACTAGTATCATGAAATACTGAAAAGCGCCCAAGCTCAGCGAGGGCGCTGTTTCTATGCCGGAAGGAGGAACGCCGTGAAACGCTACTGCACGATATGCCACAAGATACACGAAGGGCGCTGCAAGCCTGTGTTCACGCGCGATTCAAGAGCGGACAGATTCCGGAATACACAGGTCTGGCGCAGGAAATCCGCCGCCATTCTCGGCAGGGACTATCACTGCTGCCGGGTATGCTATGCTGGCGGCAAGGTCTGTACTGCTGATTTGTCGGTGCACCACATCACGCCGCTCGCTGTGGACTTTGACAGACGTCTGGACGAAGATAATCTCATCACGCTGTGCAGATATCATCATGAGCAGGCGGAACGCGGAGCAATCAAGGCGGCTTACCTCCGAAAACTGGTTTGCGAGAGTTTTCAACCGTAGATTTTCGAGTTTTCAACATTTAAGCAGCGGTTTTCAACATCGAGGGTCGAGTTTTCAACAATACCCCCCCTAGGGGTCGCCCAGGGGTCGAGGTTCAGCCTGACATCGACGGGAACCCCCGCAAACAAAATATTCCCGATATAATTTTCGACCCCCAGGAGGTGAAGAAATGCCCAGAGGAAGCAAATCCATAGCGGCGGCGACCGGACACCGCACGAAAGCCGAAAAGGAATCCCGGCAGCAGGCGGAGCAGGATATGCTCTCAGGTAAGAAAGGATTCGAGCGCGCGAACGTCAGGGCTGACCCGATAGCCCACGCTGAATACAAGCGGGTATCTGCGCTGATGAAGGCTGTGGGCAAGGACGACGCGCTGTACTTCGCGATAGTCAACCGATACTGCGAGCTGTTTTCGGAGGTCGACAGGTGCCAGCGGGAAACGGAGCGTCTCCATCAGCTTATGGACAGGCTGGAACAGCGCTATGATTCCGGCGAGGTCGAAGACGATACGGCGTTTATGAAGTCGTACACCGCGCTGCTGGCTCAGGTCAACAAGCTTGACGATAAGGTAATGCAGAAGCGCAAGATGATGCTCGACCTCGAAAAAGAGAACGGCATGACAGTCGCGGCGGCGCTCCGGGCTATTCCCAAGGGCAACGCCGAGAAGAAAGAAAATCCGCTGGCGGCTATTTTAGGAGGTAACTGAATGGAGGAACTTAATGCGGCTATAATACACCTCAAAGATGTGACAAGCCTAAATTTCAACGTAGACGGCAATATTGTTTTTCGGCAGGTAGGTGAATTCCTGCATTTAGACAATAATGGGAAAACACTCGCCACTGTCGCAACGTCCGAGATAAGCTATATTGAATATTTCTATTCCGAAGCGGAAAACAAGCAGTAAACTGCGCTGTTTTCGGGCTTGATTTTCAGGTTTGAATGTGATATAATCGGAGGTGTAAGGAGTTATGGGTGGCAGGGGTGCTTCCAGCGGAGCAAGGAAAACTAAAAACGGAACATTGCTTCCGTATGGTTCTGAATACAGATCTGTCCTGCAAAATGGAAATATAAAGTTTGTTGTGGCAGTCAGCGGAAATGCAACCGCACCTATGGACACAATGACAAAGGGAAGAATATATGTTACCCTTGATTACAAAAATGAACCAAAATTCATATCCATGTATGACGAAAACGGAAAAAGAACTCAGCAGATAGACCTTTCCGGCGCACCTCATCGTATAGACGGAGAATTGGTTTATCCGCCGCATGTGCATATGGGCTATGAACATGACGAGAAAGGTTCAAGAAAAATCACTCCTGACGAAGGAAGGTTTATTGAGGAGGTAAAGTCGATTTGGACGCAGTTTACGGAATCAAAATGACATGGGATAATTTTGTCGAGTTTGAACGGTGGGACGAATTCCCAGAACGGCACGATGATCCACCGTATACCGCCGAGGTAAGTTTCAGATACAAAAATCAGATGTATTTTCTTGATGGAGTAACAGATCAGGAAACTCACAAAATGGACTTCATCTGGTATAATGTAATACGCAAGGATAATGAAATCGTTGACCTTGTGGAATTTGCTAGGTTCGATAATTTCCTCGCGGCTGTTGAAGCGCCGCTGTTTGACGGGAAATCATTCAGAGAGCGTATCGGGGAGTTTGAGTTCGCGTATTAAAATTTACAGCGCTGTGCATAAGCATGGCGCTTTTTCTATGCGTAAAAGCCGCGTGTGCATTGCATACGCGCTTTTTTATAGCTGGCACCGGAAGGAGGTGATTAAATGCAGCTTGAAATACGGGGCAACGCCCTGCACATCAGCGGGTACGTCAACGCAGTCGAGCGCGAGAGCCGCAGACTCCCGGCGCGAATGTGCGGTCGTGCGAAGTCGGATTTTACCGAGAAGATAAGCGCCGGTGCTTTCGGGCGTGCGCTCCAGCGCGCTCCGGAGATACGCCTGATGTACAACCATTCCCGCGACATCGGCGGCACTGCTGACGGCTCGCTGAAGCTCTCGGAGGACAACATCGGGCTGAAAGCCGAAGCGGTCATTACCGACGGCGAGGTCATTTCGGCGGCTAAGCGCGGGGAGCTTCGCGGCTGGTCGTTCGGGTTCACGAACGCAAAAGACCGCTGGGAGGATTCCGGGGAGGGCTTACAGCGCCGCACGCTCGATGATTTCGACTTAAAGGAGGTTTCGGTCCTGTCGGTTACTCCGGCGTACGTCGGTACGTCTGTGGAGCTTCGCGGGGAGGATATCTCCGAAACCGAAACGCGCTCCGCTGACGACCCGGGCAAGGCTCCGGAAGTACACGACAACACGGCGAAAACAGAAAAGGCAAGGCACGAATTAGAGCTTCTTTCAATGCTCTGACGCGCCTTTTTTATTTTACAGGAGGTTAATATGCACAATTTAAAGAAACTGCAGGAGCAGCGCTCCGCGCTCATTGAGAAGATGGACGGAATGCTTGCCAAGCTGGACGAGGGCGAGGAGACCCGCGCTTTCACGGACGAGGAACTCGCTGAGTTCAACGAAGCAAAGAGCCAGGTAAAGAGCCTGACCGACACCATCAACGCTATCCAGGAGCAGCGTTCCGCTGAGGGCTTCAAGCCGGTGGACAGTTCTGACGATAGCGCAAAGGAGGACGCCGAGGCGGAGACGCGCTCATTTGAACAGTTCCTGCGCTCTGGCGGCACTGCCAAAATGGAACTGCGTTCCGCTGTTAACTGGACGACCGCGGCGAACGGCGCAGTTCTTCCGACTACCATTGCAAACAAGATCATCGACAAGGTGAAGGAGATATCTCCGCTGTTCAGCCTTGCGACACATTACAACATCGGCGGTACCCTGACAATTCCGTACTACGATGAAAGCACCAACGCGATCACCGTTGCGTATGCCGAGGAGTTCAGCGAGCTTGAAAGCTCTGCTGGTCAGTTCAAGAGCATTTCGCTCAGCCACTATCTTGTAGGCGCGCTGTCCAAGATTTCAAAATCTCTTATCAACAACAGCAACTTCCCCATTGTTGACTATGTGGTCGGCAAAATTGCGGAGAAGTTCGCGCTGTGGATAGATAAGGAGCTTATCAAGGGTACTTCCGATAAGATCAGCGGGCTTTCAGGCATCACCCAGAAGGTCACCACGGCGGCTTCCACCGTTATCACCGCGGACGAGCTTATCGACGTTCAGGACATGGTACCTGACGTATTCCAGCCGAACTGCGTATGGATAATGAGCAAGAATGCACGCTCCGCTATTCGCAAGCTCAAGGACGGCGAGGGCAACTATCTGCTCAACAAGGACGCCACCACCAAGTGGGGTTACACGCTGTTCGGCAGACCCGTGTACATCTCCGACGCGGTGGACGGCATTGCGGCGGGGAAAACCCCGGTTTACTACGGCGATTTCTCCGGTCTGGCGATCAAGACCTCCGAGGGCTTCTCGCTTGAACTCCTGATGGAGAAGTACGCAACGCAGCACGCTATCGGCGCAGTAGGCTGGATGGAGCTTGACGCGAAGGTCGAGAACGCACAGAAGATGGCGGCGCTCGTCATGAAAACTGCGTAAGGAGGTGCGGACATGAAGGTAAAGGCGAACAAGGGCTTTTCGGGCTTCTTCTCTACGGGGAAGCCCTTCAATATGCACGCGGGCGAGGTTCGCGAGGTCGAGGACAGCGGCACGGTCCAGGAACTGATTTCTATCGGCTATCTGGAGGCGTCGGACACTCCCGCGCCGCAGACGGAGCCGAACGCTCCCAAATCTGCGGCAGAAACGCCGAACTCCCCCGAGCCTGACGAGGTGAAGCCTGATGAAGATAAGCGAGGTAAGTCTAAGCGCGGTTAAGGCGCACTGCGGAATCTCCGGCGAGGATTCGGACGAGCTGCTTAAAATCTATATGTCTGCGGCGATAAAAATTGCCGCAGATTACACCGGGCTGACCGAGAAGCAGCTCGACGAATATCCGGATATCACCGTCGCATATCTGAACATGGTCAACGAGATGTATTCTCAGCGCCTTGTAATGACCGCCGGAACGCAGATGAACGAGTTCCAGCGGCAGATTCTTGATATGCATTCGGTGAATTATCTGTAGGAGACCAGCTATGAAAAGTCAATAGACAAAAGCGCCAAAAATTAAGCGAGAAGTTTGGCAGGATTGAAAGGTGTATCAGAAGCCAATAGCTTAAAAATAACTCTGGTGAGCTTATGAGCGACATGACCAAGAGCGCCGTAATGGTTAAGCCCCTGAGAGCGTTTAAGGTCGTAGTAGGCTTT